TTATCTATTTAAAAATAAATGCTCCGAAGATGCCGCTGCATGTCGTTACCCTTGAACCCTAAAGTTCAGCGGGTCTTTCTCAATTCTAGCAATACTGTGCAATATTAAGCAATACCGCGCGATATTAAAAAATTAATATTTTTAATAATTTATATTAAAACAATACAATGCAATATTACACAATCTTTAGCAATACAAAAATAGTCTATTAATGGTCTATTTCGGTAAATATGGTCTATTTTTCGGGTTTAAGTCTATTAAAGGTCTATTTTAATTGATTAAAAAAGCGGCACTTGGCCGCTTATGCAGTATGTGCCATTTTGTTTTGTTCAATATACGCCAAAACATCAGCCTTCACATAATTTACCTGACGTTTGTGCGGTTTCGAAAAGGGAATACCGCCGCCTTCACATCTTTTCTTCTGCAACCATGGTAAAGATACGTGCATTACGATTGCAACTGTTTCAGGTGGGAAGGTTTGATTATCAGCAGCTTCCCAAAATTCTTTTTTAGCAGCTTCTTTTTCTGCATGTGTCATCCGATCTAATTTAGTTAAGCGTGACATTTATTTCTCCTTACTTTCCGCTTTAGGATTTGCCCACCAAAGTACAGGGCCATCTTCTGAATCAAATGCTGCAATTAAAAAGAGTCCTTTTTCAGGCGGTTCTGGCTTCCAGTTGGGCCAAACTACTGCATCTTCTGGAACATTCGGAATTTCGTTGTAATCTAATAACTGAGTTTCAATTTCAACCCTGAGATTTAACTTAAGTTGTTCCCACTGTTCTTGTGTATACGCTTCATCACCTTCCTCAATGGTGTTAAACAATTCAATATCTGGATGAAACCAATTGAAAAGGTTTTCAGGTAGTTCTATTGGCTGGATTTGATATTTAAAACCACTGGTGACTTTTACGCTTGGTACTTTATTAAAATGCATCCAATGTGAAGGTGGGTCATTTTGATAATTTGCCCATACACTATTTAAATCTTCATCAATAGTCATATAGTCTTGTTCTGGGGTGACATCAGGAGCATCTGCCCAACAAATAAGTACCATTATGTCAGTAGGTGGCAATTCATCAGTCACGCTAATCCAAGTTGGAACTTTGGATTTCATGAAATCTACGGCTTTCTTCCACATTGCCCAACCACTATTTACACGATGGTAAATATCAAAAAGGTCTTCTTCACTTAGATCAGTTTTGACACCTTCAGCAATATCAAAACAGCCGCCATTCATATCAAATTCGAGTACATCTAAATGTTCGGGAATCCAATAATTTTCTTTAAAAATAGGCAATTGTTCAGCCCAAAATGCTTGTTTAGTTTTTAAATCGATCATTCATGCCACCATTCTATAAATACGTTTAACTTCATGATCCAGCTCATCCATTGCAGAACGACCTTCTTTGAAATATTTCAAAAGCATTAGCTTGTATCGCTCTTGAGCTGCTTTGTTCATCACACCTTCATTGCTTACTGAAAGGGTGGCTTTATTACCTTTAATCAAGTTCACGCCGAGCGGTGTACCTTTCCCGCGATACCCGGCATTTACGTTGAACACAATGAACTTTTCGAAAAGCCGCATTGGTAGCAGCTTTGGCTCGAAAAGAAACTCTGGAGTAGTTTGTTTCGACATTAGAAAGATTCCTCCAGTAAATAATCAGGTTCGTTTGATGCCGCATTTTCTAATTCAAAGCGGCGTTTCTTAACAAAATCCATGAGTCGTGATTGAATCTGTGGATCTCGTGCGGCCACATCTATTTCCAAAGCATTCAATGTTGTGATGTCTGGCGCGTTTTGGATCTGAACCATTAGTGATGGTGGTTCACTCTCTATAGGCTTTTCATCTGCAAGCTCAGTCAAACGCTTGTGAGTAGCTTTGAGTAAAGGATCCATTTGTTTATCTGACCATGTGCGGGTGTATCGATAAACAGCATTTACCTCAGCTGGTGTTTTAGACTCTTTTACTCGTTGCAGAAGGGTATCTAATGTCTTCTGATATTCTGGATCTACTTTAGGCTCGTTAGTTTCTGGAACTAACAGGTCCTCAGATGTGGTGACGTTAGTTTGTTCGGTAATAACAATTGTTGGTTGAGTTTCTGCAGAAATAACTTCACAAGGCTTTTCAGCTTTTGATTTTTTGCCTCTCTGTTTTTTAGGTTCCTCACCAAGACGAATAACACTTAATTCATTGTTGATTTCAAAACCGAGTGCTTTTGAAAAAGCTTTTAATTGAAGCTTGGCGTTTTCGGCATCACGCTGAACAAAACCACTATTAATAGATTCAATTAATGCGGTGGTTTTAAAATTCACGACGTAAATAGAAGGCGAATATGTACTGATTACAAAAACTTCCTGACCCTCTTCATATTCTTCAATAGTCAATGGTTTTGTGAAAGTAATCCCAGCCAGTTCAATAGTTTCAAGCTGAATACAAAACTCATAATTGGGTAGACCAAATACCGTTGCTGGCATTTGATCTAAGGTGCTGAATGACTTATCAGCTTTAAGTGTTCCATCACCAGCATAACGACAAAGTACTGTTTTACCTTTTTGAAGAGCTGCAAATGCTTCAGCTGCAGTTAGTAGAGTATTCATGCTGTCATCCCCGTTTTAGCCAAAGTTTCAATGTCTTGTTTAACTGCTGGTAGTTTTGCTGCTTCAATTTGGATAAGGGCATCTATGCCGAAGTGTTCACAAACTGTTTTCACGTCTAGGCCGCGTTCAGCTATGAAGTTTTGAAGTTCATCTCTTTGTTGATCTGAGATACCGTTAAATTCTGGTGGACTAATCCAAGTGCCACGTTGTTTATCAAACGTGCAATTCAATGCTTTAGCTCTCATTAACATTGCTTGGCGCATGTTCTGGTAATACATGTGTTCTTTATCAAGCGACTCAGTTAATTGATTAAGGTCACCTGCATGCTCTGCTTCCTCACAGCTTTGTTTCCAGTTTTCTAGCTCTTCTTGGGCTTTAGCTGCTGCAAGTTGTGCAGGCGTTAAGGTGTTAATGTGATCTTTAGCTTGAGTAATCAGGTCAGCCAAGAAAGTAGGGTGTGCTTTAAGATCTGGTACCCACACTTCACCAGTTTCACCACCTAAAGCACCTGAGTTTTTCGCATGATGTGTAGGCGAAGGTTTGAAATTAATAACGCGGGCATTTTTACCTTCACCAGTAGTAACAGTTGTTAGATAACCCATGACATCTGCGATACGGTAAAGCTCGTTACGGTTTTTACCACCTAGATCTGGTCGGTAAATAATTTGATCACCGTTTTGATCTTCTGATGCGTGTGCAATGAAAACAACATCTTTACCTAAACTGATCAAAGTATTGATGTATTGCTTGAACGTTTGGTTCGCTAAACCTTGAGCTTTTAACTTTAAAGAACCATCTTTTTGACGGTTATTTGCCGTAAGTAACAGGTGGGTTTTAATGCATTCAAGCATTGCACCCACGGTATCAATGACAACGGTTTTATATGGTGCTAAGTCCTGCGGAGTAAGGTTTGCAACATCACTCCATTGTTGAACCTGTACAACCGCACCACGACGTAATTCACCAGTACGGTGAGCACCACGGTCAAAGTCAAAAGAAATTGCTTTTTCCGCAGTAAAGCCCATCGATGATTTACCTAAACCCGGATCAGCGTATAGGTACACAATAATTGCTTGAACCAATAAAGTTTGGTCAGCAGTAATAATCGGTAGAGCCATTTTATTATCCTCATCTAGAGCCGGTGAAGCCGCGTTTTTGCTTGTAAGCCTTGCGGTCATATGTAGGGATATTTGTTTCACGCAGTTTTATAGCGAGCTGCTTTCTGCGCTGAAAATCGATTTCTTGGGTGAGTTCATTCCAAACTTTTGGATAAGAAGTTTGGAACCTGAACACATTTAAAGGCGTCTTAACTCCGTCTTTAACTTTGTAAAGAACTGAGCCATTAGCATTAGATGCGTACACTTGCCAGCCAATACGAACAGAGTAGAGGCCAGTATTGTCACGGCCTAAATATGACTTGTAGCCGTCTGGGTGATGCTTAACTTTTTGCATGATTAAGCCTCCTCCATTAATGAAGAGTAAACGCTGTAAAACTTGCTCCAGTCTGGCGCGTCATAATCATCTTTCTCTTCGTTCCAATCACCTTGAAACAGATTCTCTGTTACGGATGTCATATGAAATCCGATAGCAGGTACATCAGGATTTGTGTCTAGGTAATCAGCAATTTCATTCAAATGGTTGACTCGGTTTGCTGTAAGAGGGAAGTCACTTAAAAAAGTCCGGATATCTGCAGATGCTCGTTGAAAATCTTTCTTTTCTATGTAGGCACGATCAAAAGTAATTAAATGAACTGCACGATGGACAGCAGGAATTTTTTTGTCTTTCCACAAAGGCCATAACTCATTCCCGCATACCATAAAGTTTGATTTGTTTAGGTATTTTTGAGCCATTACATCCCATATTACTGGCGCAGTACCCCATGCATTTCTAAGTTCAAATAATTCCTCAAACTTCTCATTTGGGTAAACGGCTAAAACAGTTGTATAGCTCATGATTAAGCCTCCTCGATCCAATGATTACGATCGATGTAGCCAACCAATAAAATATTTATGTTTTTATGGTCATCACGATTGGTGAAGTCATTCCAAGGGTTGCCGCGTAGGTCTGTTACTGACTCAATAGCTAGGTTAGTTATTTCTGCAGCAATAAAGTCTGATCCTGCTACGCCGTAACTATCTGCTATGCCGTCAAAATCGAAGCTCACGTTTAGTTTGAAGCCGTCAATGCGGATAACTGCTACACCAGTTTTTTCACCAGTCTGCTTGGCACCTAAAAGCTCGTATTCAGAAGCAACGACTTGCTCGCTTTCATATGAATAATTAGAAGGGACGCTTGAATTGGCAGTTCGATATTCACAAGAACCTAAGGCTACAAGTACAGTAATTGCTGTAACTCCAGTTACCTTGTGCTTGTTTGAAAAGGTTTTTACGTTCATAATTGATCTCGCTGTTTGCAAAGCACATCGGACCTGGGGAGGGGCGGTGTGCTTTTTTGTTGTCTGTGAGATAAATATTAGGTAAACCTAATTATTAAGTCAATAGGTATTCCTAATAAAATTAGAAATACCTAATTTTTGTGTTTTAATAGACAAAAGAAAACCCATCACAGGGATGGGTTGTTTGGAGTTTGTTATGATCGCTAGGAATAAAAGAAACAGTTGTTGTGCACGCCTAGATATTTGGGATGAATCTCCAATAATTTTAGAAGGCGAGCTAAAGCTGATTGTGCTAGAAGCGCTATATGCTGGTGAATTAGATTTAGAGTGGAGACGCGAGTTCTTTTCAGATGCCATTGAAAAGTTAGAAAAACTAGCAGGTCACCACCCAACTCCTAAGCGTGCTTCTTAAGTGTAATTTCTGAGCGGAAGTTTCTATTTGACTTAATGTTATCAAGATAAAATTGGTCTTTGTCTGTTGATGATATGAATTTATTTATCGTATCCCTATCCATCATTGTATAGCAGATCCTATCACTGTTTTTAAGATCAATTTCAAGAGCATGATCGTTTAAGACAATATAGAAATTAATTAGTTCAGAATTAATATTTACAATTTTACTCACGTGAAATACTCCTCCCGATATGTTTTTAAAGGATCGTGTCGGGTCACGATAGGTAAGTTTATGAAATTAGAAAATATAGTAATTATTGAAAACAGACTTTTCCAAAACTCAACTCAAATTTACTTTGAAAATTTTCCATTTGATGGTGATGAGTTTTATGTGCCAGTTGGTGATTACACTAAGCCAATTGGTTTCCTAAAGTTTAAGCAAATTGCTAAGCCAGGCTGCTTTGAATTATCCGAATTAGTGTCCCTAGATTATCCCAGCCCAAATCCACAATTTTCGTTGTCAGGTGTTTTATACTCTCGCCAGAAAGCGATCGAAGCCCATCAATCAATTTGCGCTTATCAGCAGGCGGTAAGTCGGCTGCCATAATTTTAGATTCAAGAATAGCTTTCAGTTGAACAGCTTCAAACTTAACAGTTACAACTCCAAGAATTGCAGATAAGCCGCCATCATCAGCTAGAAAATCAGCTCCCTTCTCGGTTAGGCGAGGATGATGAAGTGTGAATAAATGGTTTTGATTTCCACCAAAACCCATAGTTAAATCAATACTGTCTGGGTGAAGGAGTCCATGAGACTGTAAGTAAAATAAATTGGCATAAATCTTACTGCATTCATACTCATCTAGATTCTTAATTTCACATGAGAAGTCGTAAGCTAATGGGTATGTTGAAGCCATTTTATTCATGAGTTCAAGTTGTAAATGTCTGTCTAGTAGCACAGTTTATTTCCCTAATGGTGTTTTAAAGTACCGCGTTGGGTCACGGTCTCAATTACACAAAAAGCTGGATCCGTTTAAATTCCTTATTAGCCTCAATATGACTTCTATAAAATTTATCTTTATCTTCTGAATCAATGAACTCTTTGAATGTAGTTGCTTCAAGAAGTCTGTAAATAAACCTTTCACCTGTCCTAAGTACTACTGTTAATAAGAAGTGTTGATAAAGAACGTGGCTGATATTACGGGAATTAATTTCAATTTTTTGCATCCCCTGAATTCCTTTTCATTTGTAAAGCTTTCTATAATCAATGCGAATAAGGATGTTCTTGTCTGTGCTGACTTGGCGGCACGATATCTGTAATAGCGGTAATACTTTCAACCTCGTCCATTTCAAAGAAAAATCGCTCACCACCATTCACAGAAAGCAAACTTAAAACCCCACCATTGATGCCGACAAATTCTTTAATTGTGCATCTTCCATCCTTCAAGCACACCTGAACAAACTCATTTGGCACAAGATCTGCATCAGGGTCGCATACAACATACCAGCCATTACGAATTGCTGGAAACATTGAGTCGCCAGTGCCTTTAATGCCATAGGCTCTTGGTCCTGCTGAGTGAGTTGGAACATACCCATCTCCAGCATTGCCTTCATAACCCATATCTGTGAAATAGCCATCCATGCCCATCTTGGAGTAAGCCTTAACAGGAACATATCTTTTTTGGGTGGGGAATGATTTAACAGGTGTTTCAAGAAATTTAACAGCATCTTCGCTATCGGGAATATTGTATTTTTTCTTAAAAGCTTCGATATCCAGAACTTTCAATTGTGTAACAGTGCTATCCAACTTAGGGCCGCTTTCATCTCCATTAGTTATATATGAAGTCGACACTCCGAAATAAGCGGCCATTTTGCTTAATGGGTCTGCTTTAGGAGCATAAGCATCTTTCTCCCAACCAGTGACATTGGGCGCACTAACTCCGGCGATTTTTGCCAACTCGCCTTGGGTTAATTTCTTTTCTCTTCGTAAGGCGCGAATACGCTGACCCATAGTTTCTAGATTCTTCATATAAGTTATCTTACATCTTGCAAAAATAAGTTATCTTTGTTTTAATACTAAGAAATCTTATTTTTGAGGTTGCACAAATGACCAAACAGGAAGCTTATGAGTTGCTTGGTGTCAATGGTGTTGGCTTAGCAAAGTTATTAGGAATTGAGCCACCTGCTGTTTACCAGTGGCCAAATGAAAAGATTCCTTTAGCTCGCGAATACCAAATCAGAGATTTGGCAAATGGCAAAGAACCAATCAAACGAACTACTTCAAATGCTTAGGACCTAACCATGAGCAAATTATCAGTTGATATATCTGCAAGCGCCAGAAATGGCGTATCCCGCATATTGCATGGTCTTGATATGAGCAATCAAAAAGAGATTGCTGAACAATTAAAAGTTGATCCAAGCACTATTACTCGGCTTAAAACGGATAAGAAAAACAATGGCTTGAATGAAATTGAAATATTTTGCGAGCTATTGAGTTTACTTGGTTTAAAAGTCGTTCCTAAAGATTATCAGAGCATTGATAAAGAACGTGTTGCTGCACTTTTAGTTATGTCTAAAAGCTGGATGAACCGTATAGAAACGGTGGATGACTTATTTCATGACGAAATCAGTGGTCAAAAAGAAAAGCTTGGATATTAAAAAACCACTACCTGCGCGAACAGGAGTGGTTAGGCATTCAATTGAGGTGGATCAAATGAACACAAACAATTTATCAAATCAAACAACCGAACGCAACCAGCCAGAATTTTTAGTGGGTGACGTTGTAGTGCTTACTAAAGAGTGCCGTACTTTCAAATCAAATGATTTGTTTGAAGTTAAAAACAAAACTTTGACTAGTTTATGGACCATCAAATCAGAGAATCATTTGATTCTAGTTTCTTCAAAAGAAATCCGCACAGCAACAGTTGCTGAACTTAACGCCAAACGCCGACTAACAAGCGCTGAGCAAGCATTAGCGGAGGTGTCATGAACAGCTTTACACAGCAAATCAAAGATTCTCGTCAGCAAAGTGAAATCCAATCTTTTTACGAGCCTGCATTGCGAGTGCTTGGGCACCTATTTGAGGTGAAAAAGCAAAATTTACGTAACAAAGGTTATGACGAAAATAATGCGGCGGTAACCAAAGTTGAATTTTCAGAGGCTATGGCTCGTCAATTTCGCATAACGCAGTGGTTAGCACAACAGATTGTAACCAGCTTAACCAAAGCGTGTTTGGTTGATTCGTTTGGTGGCTATGTTAAGCCAAAGGATGGTGAAAAGTGAGATATGCAGCAAGAAGAAAACAGGATATTTCCGTTTCCACCACACCGCTAGAGGTGGTAATTCCACTGGAACAACCAGTAAAGATCTATTCGGCTAAAGAATTAGCAGCTATGCCACTTTCAGTTATGAATGCCGCAATTGAGGCTCAGGAAAGATTTTATCAACTTGAAGAATTAACCCATATGGGGGCAGGCTATAGCAGTTCGCCGTCTCATGGAGGATGGGCACAAACTAATTCAGGTGAAAGAAAAGTCTCGTATTCGCTACAAAATCAACAACGAATTTATTCCTCCAAGAATTATTCGTCAGTTGGAAATGCGCGGTCTTGTAAAATTAGGAGCAGTCACTGATGTATAAATATCTCCACCATATCAGCGACTTTATGGTTGCTACAGCGCACCTTAGCCCAGTTGAAGAGTGCTTTTATCGCCGTGCTCTCGATTT